CGATGGGCATCCGCCACCACCGCAATCTGGACAATATGCACCTTCCTCGTCATCATCCATTTCGTCTTCATTACTAATAGCTGCTTCTACGGCATCAAGAACCTGCTCAATTGTTTCATCGTCATGGCCTTGGTCAGTAAGTTCGTCGATAAGAGTATCTGTTGCTTTCATTGGACTAACAAAACTTGCCATTAGCTGTTTAACTCTTTGCACAGATTGCTGCACTATTGCAGGATCTACTCCGCCACCTGCTTCGTCCATCATGCATCCTTCCTCTTCCATGCCAGGACCGGATTCTTCTGTCTTGCCATGTTTCTTATTGTAGATAGACCATGCAGTTGCAAACGCTTTTTCTTCGTGACCTGGATATTGCTTCTTAAGCTTCATTACCATATCTTCCATTCCTGGAGGAGCCTTTTCATCCATTGGTGCAGCTTCGTCCACTTCATCGTCACCCCACCCGTCCATAGCATCGCCCCATTCATCGGTAGAACCACCATCTTGGGCATCATGCTCCCAATCACTTTGCTCGCGATCCCATGCACGGTTACCCTGTGGAGTATCATCGCCTTGCATACCCATTTCGCCTTGACGCATCGAATGGTCTGTTGCCGCAATGCTATCCATTTGCTGCATAAACTCTTCTCTATCGATTTCGCCAGCCATATATCTATGAATAAGACTTTCTTCGGAAGGATCTAACTCTTCGGAAAGTTTATCAAACATTTCGTCAATGCCCGGAGTAGCGGCCTGTTCTGCTGGGCCGGCACTTGGCTGTCCAACGCCGGGTACTGCCATTACACTCTCAGTAAGTATACCAGCAAGTTTTCTCATTCTGTCTAAATCGTTCATTTCTTTGCTCCTGTAATGCTGGCCAACTTAACTCTGCCGAATAGGCCTACATCATCTTTCTTTAAATTCTTTGGATCATTAAAGGTGTCGTAACCGGCTGGCAATGTGGAATGATCTGTTTTCTCGACTTGGCTTAACGGATTCAATGCAACAGTAACATCGCGTTCTTTACGAACTTTTTCAAGTTCCTGTAAGAATCCCATATTATATTCTGCGCCATATGCAGGCTTATCTGTTTCTTCATAATCTGTGCCAAGCCGTGCCTTATACTTGTCTTTGTATTCCTTAGATGTACGATCTACATATAAATCTGTTTCGATTTGACGTGGATCACATTCCGAATACACTGCAAGTAATGCAGGCGAAATACCAAGACTATTACAAAGATATGTTCTAAGAAAATCTAATGATGCCGGATATCCCATAGTGATATCACAGATGTAAACTTCTGTATTCTTTACATTAGGAAAATCTAGTGGACTTTCCTGAATTGGTGTTTTTCTAAATGCTGATGCTGTGGTAAGGTTATACTTTTTAAGACAAGCTTCCATACAATCCATCATATCGTCTGACATGTCGTGTACGGCAAACTTTAAGACATACTTATATTCTGTCTTTGTTTCTGCTACATACTTAACAAATGATTTTTTCTCTGCCATGTTGGTGACTCCGTTGATATGCTATTTATCAGAGTTTTCAGATTTCTTTGAACTAACGATATACTTGAGTAATTCGTTGCGGTCAAACTCGCCACCTTGCATACCGCCCTGCGACGGACCTTGCCCCAAATCGAAGTCGATTTGTTCTGCTCTTATTTTCTTGAGCTGTAATTCAATCATCTTAAGTTTCTTATCTGCCTTAGAATTTTTAGCATCTAATGCTGTTTTAAGCATCTGTCCTGCTACTTCGTATATCTTTCCTGCGTGCATATCGGGGACGTTGCCACCGAGTGCAATAAGATCATTAAATGTATTTACTGCTTTTCTGGCAATGTCGTCCATTTCGTTATCGTGTGCATCTAATCCTATGACAGTAGGCAATGCATAATCAACTTTTTCAGCTGTAGTGATTGCAGATGATATATTAGCTACATCTATCATTATTTCTTCTCGTGATTTTGTTGGCATAACTACCTCTTCCTCTTTTACTGAGGGCGGCAGATTGAAAAAATCCTCTAATTTTTTATTTCCCATACAATATTTTCCAGCCTTTATAAGGTTTACTATTCATTAGATTATTTTTTACACTTCCGCAATTAAATCCGTGAAATGCACACCCGGCAGCTAATCCTAAATATATAAATTCTTCACCATGTGGCGATATAAATTTATATGTTTTCATCATTGCCTCTCGATGTTCTTTGCTTTTTGCTTTCCCAACTAGCGCATTACTTATATTTTTACTTCTTGCTTCGGTATATGTATCGGGCCTATGAAAAGATTTTTTGCCACGCAATAATTTTTCATCTAGTGTTAATTTATCTATTATGTCTTTTTGTGCTTGAGCAATTTTATTTTTCGATTCCTCATTATGTATAGAGGTGCCTTTAGTTGGCGATTCTTTACCGCGTATCTTACTAACACGTTTTTCTATAGTTTCGGCGGACTGAATTAGACCAATATGAGATGCAGACATCTTTTTCTTTGATTCTTCGGAATGAGTTATACTATGCTTTATATTCTGAAATAATCTTGAATTTATATATCTCTGTTGTGTTCCACTCTGCGCTGACATAATCTTGAATGCAAATAACATTTTTCTTTGATAATTACCAACTAACATTTTCGTTAATAACAAATGACAAATAAAATGCTCTCTGGCAGTTAGAATAACTAAGTTATTATCTTTATTGTTCCCGCCCATACTTTTAGGAATAATATGATGTGTTTCTGTATATCCAATAATGTATTTTCGCGAAATTGCATTCTCGATTATATTAAAATACCATTTTGAATATTTATTCTGCAAAAACACTACGCTTTCCTTTTCGGATTATTAAAAATATGATTCTCATTCATTATACGAAATGTCATTCCATGGTTCTTGGCAAAGGCTTGCGCCGCTGCCCACTTGAATGCATTTAATGCTACAGCAGCTTTGGCCCGCGGTGACTTGGCTTGCTCTAGGAAAGTTTCTTTAGCAGGTTTTACTTCTATAATCTCTGCTTTATTTTTTCCAGTTGCATCAGTATAAGTAACAACAAAGTCAGGAATATATACTGTATACTTACCGGTAAAAGGATTTTGATATGGTATTTTAAGGGATTCACTTGCCCAACTCGTAATATTTGGATTGGAATCAAACATTTGCATAACCTTGAATTCCCACGATGAACGAAAATAAATAGGATATGTTCCTACATACTTGCCGGGATTCACAGGCTTGTACTGACCTTGTACATAGTTATTAGCCATTATGATCTTATTTCTCTAGCTTGTAAACTGTTCCTATTTGTTACAGATGTTACGATACCTATCTGATGTGTGGTATCGCGAAATTCATTAAATAGTTGATATGCACTAGATGATAATAGTAGTTTAGAAGATATTTCTGATTGTTCTAATAGTGATTGCGGACTTACACCCAGTGCTGCAGCAATATCTATTGTCATTGCAGTCATTGTATCAGCATACGCTGCGCCAACACCACGTGATAGGAAATACGAACGTGTAGAATCATATGCGGCTGGTGAAAAGTTGCCGACAACGCCAGACCCTAATGCAGATTGTAGCAATGATCCCGGATCAATAAACGCAACTGGGCCAGTAGAATATTTAAATGTATTTTCGTAGGTGCCGTTAACATTTTTTACAGTCTTTTGTGTACCTAAGTACGTTAACATCTGCGAACTGAAACGACCGATGGCTGCAATATTAGAGTTAGACAACGGTATCACCGGTTCTGTTCATATCTAAATATCCTATAGATTCTGGTACGGCAGTGGATGCAAACGATCTTGGCGAAATATCCGGGATAACAGGTGTATTAGATGGCATTGATGAAATATTTGCCATGCTATCTAATACACTGGAACTTGTGCGGTTAGAAATCGTGGATTGAAATGCATCGGTTGTTGCACTTAGAGAAGCTTGGAGATTCTGATTTACAGTCGGAACCACTATATTATTCACAGTTGGTACCGGCAAGCCAGTTTCTACAAAATCATTCATTGACGCACTAAATGCAAGTGACGGCAATTCTAAGAATTCACCATGCGAAAACGGTTCTAACTGATCAGTATTCAGTAGTTTATTTTGAATTGTATAATATGAATATTCATAATCAAACGTAAACGTAAGCTCGAGTGTCTTATCACCAGCCGCATAGCTTAATACATCATGTGTAAATGCTGCTATACGTGGATTTACTAATGTCACTTGATTAAATCTACCACCGTGCACCTGATAAATCTCGATTGTCTGTATTAAGTTTCGTATATTTTGTATGGTATCTAAGTTAAATCCGAAGTTATGATTATCTAATGTATCGGATACAATATTTTGAACCGCACTCTTATCGCCGATAGTATTTGTAGATGAGGTTGAATTAGCTGCAGCATTATTTTTAGCATTATTTTTACCTGGCTCAGTGCCATCTGAAAAATAGTATCTATAATACATATCCCAAAATTGCAATGTCTTTCCATCTGCAACATCGTGAAATACCATTTTAATAGGTTCGAATTTAATAGACGTCTGACTTAACCGTTTTCTATTATATTGATTTAATGCATTAGTTTCTATCTTCATTGAAGGCATTTCGACAGATTTAATTAATGGCGGAATCTGCGATAAATCTGCAGAACTAAAATACTGAGAAATATAATCTTTAGCGGTACCTACCTGATTAAGATTTATGTTTACGTAATATTCAAAAGGAAATCGTGGCTGATTTATGTATAGAGATCTAGATTCCTGATTGAAATTATATGTCGCGTGACGGGACGATTTCTCGTAAAAGAAATTCGTCCCAACCAAGGATGTAAAAAGGCTGGAAGAGTTAGCCATTTAGTTCCTCTAAAATCTTATTATGTAGCTACCGGGCCGTCACCAGCGTTGCCGAATGGACTTTGAATATTTGGATACGGGTTGCCGCCTACTGTTGTACCACCGTTACTATTCGGACCTGCTACGTTTGTAGCATTATCGAAACGAATCGATAATGTAACAGTCTGTTCTGCT